GTTGATCCGGCAGATAATATCCCGGTCATTAGTAAGCCCGGTGATTTATGGATTTTAGGTGATCACCGACTGTATTGTAGCGATAGCACTTTGATTGATTCCTATAAAATTGTCCTAGAGGATGAGCAAGCCGATATCACTGTGTGTGATCCACCTTATAACGTCAATTATGGTGCCAGCATTAAAGATACACTGCGCAACAAATCTCGTGAAAACAAACATAAAATTCTCAATGACAATCTTGGAGAAGGCTTTGAAAGTTTTCTCTATGACGTTTGCTCTAACATTATCATGAACACCAAGGGCGCTATTTATATGTGCATGGCGGCCTCAGAACTTGCGGTCTTGCAAAAAGTCTTTAAGCAAGCCGGTGGTCATTGGTCTACGTTTTTGATTTGGGCGAAAAATCATTTTTCTTTAGGCAGAGCAGATTATCAACGGCAATATGAACCTATTCTTTACGGCTGGCGCGAAGGCGCTGATCGTCATTGGTGTGGTGCCCGAGATCAAGACGATGTCTGGTTTATCGATAAGCCCAGCGCTAACAATTTGTATCCAACTATGAAGCCAGTAGCGCTCATGGAGCGTGCTATCACGAACAGCAGCAAGGTGGGCGATATCGTTCTTGATCCCTTTGGTGGCTCAGGTACAACACTCATGGCCGCAGAACGCACCAAAAGACGCTGCCGGATGATTGAGCTTGATCCAAAATACATCGATACCATCATTAGACGATTCCAGATGCAAACTAAATCAAAGGCCATTCACGCCGTCACGCAAAAGACCTTTGATGAACTATGTACGTGATAGCTTATGAAACTCATCAAGCAATCAGAGTGGGCAAAGCGACATGGATTCTCAAGGCAATATGCCGGTCAACTTGTACAAAGTGGGCTCATTCAATTGGTTGATGGCCTTGTAGATGTCGAACAAGCAGATGCTGCTTTAGCGGCTATGCGTGATCCAAGTCAACCTGAACGACGCAAAAGTACTTCTGATGTAACTGAGCTTTCAACGCTTCTTCTTAAAACCCGCATCAAAAATGAAATGGAACGCGGCAAGCTGCTTGAAGCGCGCGCCAAAGCAGAAATTGGAGCTCTGGTTTCAGTAGAAGACGTCAAGGTGTCAGCCTTCAACAAAGCCAGAATAGTGCGTGATAGCTTGATGAATATCCCTGATCGCGTTGCCTCGCTTTTAGCATCTATCGATGATCCCCATAAAATTCATGAGGTGCTATTGCAAGAAATTCGAACCGCATTAGAGGAGCTCAGCCGTGATACTTGAAGCTTATCAAACCAGTTTTAATGCCGGGCTTCGGCCTGATCCGCTACTCAAAGTCTCTGAATGGGCGGATGGATTTCGTATGCTCTCGCAAACTGCATCCTCTGAACCTGGCAGATGGCGCACCGAACGCACGCCTTACCTCAAAGAGATTATGGATGCTTTATCACCATCATCACCCGTTGAAAAAGTCATTTTTATGAAAGGTGCACAAATTGGAGGCACTGAAGCTGGCAATAACTGGATTGGCTACATCATTGATCAAGCGCCCGGTCCTATGTTGGTGGTTCAGCCCACCGTTGAAATGGGTAAGCGTTGGTCCAAAGGACGTTTAGCGCCACTGATTGATGACACACCTACCTTACGCGATAAAGTCAAAGACCCACGATCTCGGGATTCAGGCAACACCGTGCAAAGCAAAGAATTTACCGGCGGTATCGTTGTAGTGACCGGTGCCAATAGCGCTGTGGGTTTGCGCTCTATGCCAGTGCGCTATTTGTTTTTAGATGAAATTGATGCTTACCCGGGCGATGCTGACGGCGAAGGCGATCCTATCTCCCTTGCTATTCAACGTACTGCAACCTTTGCTAGGCGCAAGATTTTGCTCGTCTCAACGCCAACCATTCAAGGCTTAAGCCGTATTGAGCGGGAGTTTGAAGCCTCCGATCAACGCTATTACTGGGTTCCATGTCCGCATTGCAATACCTTTCAAATTCTCAAATGGCCTCAAGTCAAATGGGATGATGATCCACTGAACGCCTATTATGTTTGTGCGGAGTGTGAACAGAAAATTCACCATCATCAGAAAACATGGATGCTGGCAAACGGTCAATGGCGATCAGCCAATGAAAGTAACGGCAAGATTGCGGGATTTCATCTCTCAAGTCTTTATAGTCCAGTGGGTTGGCTAAGCTGGGGACAAGCAGCACAAAACTTCTTACATGCTAAGGATAATGAACAACTGCTCAAAGTTTGGGTTAACACGACTTTGGGTGAAACTTGGGTCGATAAAGGCGAAGCACCGGATTGGCAGCGCTTGTTTGAGCGTAAAGAAAGCTATCCGATTGGCGTTGTACCCTTTGGTGGGTTAGTTCTCACAGCCGGTGTTGACGTACAAAAAGACCGTATTGAGGTGGAGATCGTTGCCTGGGGCAAAAACCGCAAGAGTTGGTCTGTTGATTATCGCATCTTTGATGGCGATCCTGCTAAATCCAGCACTTGGCAGCATCTCTCTAATTTAATGAGTACTTTATTCCCGAGCGAAGATGGATTGGAACGCCCCATCAGTATGATCGCTGTGGATGCTGGGTATGCCACTCAAGAAGTTTATGGATGGATCCGTAGCCAAGCACCTGGTCGTGTGATGGCTGTTAAAGGTATCGACAAAGCCTTAGTACCAGTGGGTGCACCAAGCCGTGTGGACGTCACCATTTTAGGACAAAAACTCAGACGTGGCGCCAAACTCTGGCCGATTGGTGTCTCTGTTTTAAAGTCAGAGCTGTATCACGCGCTCAAACTTTCACAAACCGATGAAGGATTTCCAGGGGGGTATTGCCATTTCCCAGCTTACGGCCCTGAATATTTTAAACAGCTGACATCCGAGCAGCTGGTTACCAAAGTTCATAAAGGCTATCCAAAACGTGAATGGCAAAAGATTCGTGACCGCAACGAGGCCCTTGATTGCCGCATTTATGCCAGAAGCGCAAGTATCGCAATCGGCATCGACCGCTGGCAACCATCTAAATGGGATAGCTTGATGGGATACAAAAAATCATCGATTCCTGAATATAAGATTCAACATGAACAATTACCACTGTCTCAGAGCAAAGCCTCAAGACCAAGGGTGATAAGAAGTAAATTTATGGGATAATTTTATGTATACAGAAGATGATCTGGTCAAAATTGAGCAAGCCATCAGCAAACTACAGATGGGTGAGCGTGTTGTATCTGTTGCCTATGGCGATCATATCGTCAAATATGCGGAAGTGGATTTAAAAGATCTCTTAAACTTACGCAGCCGCATTAAATCAGATTTAAAAAGCAGCACGTCCTTAAAGCGTCGCATTACCTTTGCCACACATAAGGGGATTTGCTGATGCTACTTAAAACATTCGCACAACTTTTCAAACGCCCAAAAAGCAAAGCTTCCGCTTGGAATGCGGCTGGTTCTGGTAAACGCCTAACCTATTGGCAGCCAGAAAATAGCGCCATTAATAGCCTTCTCGGCAATCACTTAGAAACGCTGCGTAGCCGCGCACGTGATATGGTGCGCAAAAATCCTTATGCTTCCAATATTATCGAAACGCTTGTGAGTAAGACCGTTGGTACCGGTATCAAACCACAATCCAAAGCTAAAAACGCAGAGTTTCGTAAAGCCGTGCAGGCATTATGGCTCCGTTGGTCTGATGAAGCAGATAGCCATGGTGTACATGATTTTTACGGACTGCAGGCTTCAATTTGTCGCAGCATGATTGAAGGGGGCGAATGTTTTGTTCGCTTTAGAGTACGTCGCTCTGAAGATGGGTTATCCGTTCCACTTCAACTACAAGCTTTGGAATCTGAACATCTTGATACGTCGGTTAATCGCATTTTAGCCACAGGTAATATGGTTAGAAACGGTATTGAGTTTAATAAACTCGGTCAGCGGGAGGCTTACTATCTATTTCGCGAACATCCCGGTGAAAAGCTGCTTGTCTCAAACGGTGAATCAGTCCGTATTCCGGCCTCTGAAGTGCTTCATATTTATAAACCACTGCGTCCCGGTCAAATTCGGGGAGAACCGTGGCTGAGCCGCGTGCTACTTAAACTCTATGAGCTGGATCAGTATGACGATGCCGAGCTGGTGCGCAAGAAAACCGCTGCTATGTTTGCAGGGTTTATCACCCGTCTTGATCCTGAAGCCAACATGATGGGTGAAGGTGCTGTCAATGAGCAAGGGATGGCTCTTGCGGGTCTTGAGCCGGGCACCATGCAGTTATTGGAACCAGGTGAAGATGTAAAGTTTTCTAATCCTTCCGATGTTGGGGCAAATTACGAAGCCTTTATGCGTCAGCAGCTCAGAGCCATTGCCGTTGGCATGGGCATTACCTATGAACAGCTAACAGGCGATTTAACCAACGTTAATTACTCCTCTATTCGAGCAGGTTTGATTGAATTTCGCAGACGCTGCGCCACTTTGCAACATCATGTGATGGTATTTCAATTTTGTCGGCCTGTTTGGAATCGCTGGATTGAACTTGCTTTACTCTCAGGCGCCTTACCTTCTCAAGACAAAGATACATCGACTAAAGACGTCAAATGGATCCCTCAAGGTTTTGATTGGGTTGATCCACTCAAAGATCAACAAGCACAACAAATGGCAGTACGTAATGGCTTTAAAAGCCGCAGCGAAGTGATTTCAGAACTTGGCTATGACGCAGAAGAAATCGATCAAGAAATTGCAGCCGATAATCAAAGAGCTGATGAAGCTGGGTTTGTTTTAGATTCCGACCCAAGGCATACAACACCGCCTAAAAAACGAGGTTTTTGATGAATGACATTTACTTAAAATTTGCTATGAAACCGATGATGATTGAGCGTCGCAGCTTTGAGTGGTTGGCTGCCCACATGGCATCCAACAAGGCTTTAAAACTTACAAAGCCATCTTTGGCACATGGTGGCAGCAATAACATCGCCATCATTCCGATTCACGGCATTTTAACCAAACGCTCAGGTGTATTTGACAGCATGTTGGGTATGACTTCTTATGATGAGATTCAAAAACAGATCAGCGCTGCTTTGTCGGATGATGCCGTACAAACGATTTTGCTCGACATTGATAGTCCCGGCGGCGAAACCAGTGGTCTCTTTGATTTAGCTGATTTTATTTATCAAGCGCGCAGCCAAAAGACTATTTGGGCCATGTGTAATGATGAAGCCTATTCTGCGGCTTACGGGATTGCATCCAGTGCTGAAAAAGTCTTTATCAATCGGACGTCTGGTGTAGGTAGCATTGGCGTGATTGCCACTCACATGGATCAAAGTGCTTTTGATGAAAAGCAAGGGGTTAAATACACCACCGTTTTTGCCGGTAATCGTAAAAATGATTTAAATCCACATGAGCCGTTAACTTCTGAATCTATGCAAACCCTGCAGAGTGAAGTTAGCAGGTTATACGACATGTTTGTAGAGCTGGTAGCCCGTAATCGAGGTCTTACAACAGAAGCCGTAAAGGCTACGGAAGCCGGTCTTTATTTTGGTCTTGATGCCATTCAAACAGGGCTTGCGGACGAAATTCTCACCTTTCCTGAATGTATTCAAAAGGCAGCCAATCAATCTTTTATAAGGACCATAGCTATGACTGAAACATTACCAACCATTAATCCTGATGAATTACTGACCCAAGGCAAAATCCAAGGGCGCAG